TTGGTGTAGTTCAAACCATCATAGCAATAGTTTTAATTTAATTGAATCTATTCCTCATCACGTAATAGATGCTGCAAAAATGAAAAAAATACGAATAGTAATTATTGCAGTAGTCGAAGGAGATAGCTACGAAAACGATGGAGTAGATGCATACGAAGAATTAACTGCATCAATGTGGAAAATTGGACTACCGCAATATAGCGTACTAATTATTAGTGGCAATTTAAATGCAAATGCTCAATATTTAGAATGGTGTAATAAAAACGAAGAATTTCCTTGGATTGAATTCTCAGAAGGTATTGATTGGACAGGGCAGCGTAACTGGCCTAAACAAATAGATCCTATTTTTTCTAAATCTCTAACAACTGCCAAATTTCTTTATAACAGCTTAAATCGTGCTCATCGTAGCCACAGATCTGAGCACTTATATTTTTTAGCACATAACAATCTATTGACAAACGGATTGGTATCCGGGGGCATATGGTTTAACGACATGCCTGGATACGATAAAAACTTAGACCTAATTTCGTCACCAGAATATATTGACGCATATATAGACAACTATCGAACAGTACTAAGAGCAAATTATCCAAAGACAGTCGATTCAAATGTAACTTCTCTACGCAACAATCATTTTGCGGGAATAAGCAATTTGAATATTTTTAAGGATTCGTTACTAACAGTATCTACAGAAAGTCATTTTGATGACAATCAAGGTTTGTTTATAACAGAAAAAACGTTTCGCCCTATAGCAATGGGACATCCGTTTATAGTATTAGGTCAGCCTAATCTTTTAAAAAAATTACAAAGTTTTGGATTTAAGACTGATTTTATTGATACTAGTTATGATGAAATTTTAGACAATAAAAAAAGATTCGCAACATTTCACGAATCTTTTTTAAATTGGATCAACGACGATAAAGAAAAATACTTTGCAAAATGGCAGTTATATGTTGAACATAACTTATACATATATCAACATACAAACTTTAGAAAACTATACATCGGCGATGCAGTAGAACGCACAACTAGATATTTTAAAGAATTGTCTTAGTAGATTTTTTAATATCGGTTTTTAGTTTACTAATATCAATGTCAAAGTCAACGCCTTTAATTTCTTCATGATATTCTTTAAATGTGTCAAGTAATTTAGTTGATAATGCATCGCTGCCTATTTCCTCAACAAGTTCTGCAACATTAATTTCCCATACCCTTCCATCTTCAAATTTAATTTGCATTACTTTTGTATAATGCAAAGGCATGGTACTCATATACATATCTTCAAAAATTTCAGGCCACTCTTTAATTATTTTACTAGGTGGTCTAAAGAATTTTTTAGGCATCAGCAGTTTCTTTAGCCTTAGTTGCTTTCTTAACAGGTGGATCTAATTCATCTGCCTGTTTGCGCAACTTTGCAGCTTCCTTATACATGGCATCTGCTTGGCTACGGAACTGTTTAGCAAGTGCTGAATCGTCAAGTACATCTGGCGCTTTTTCTGTTTCCTGCACTGGCACTTCGTTGACACGAGCAATTTCTTTAACTTCGGCGCCCGGTTTAACTCCGATAAATCCTGCTAGCTCATCAATAGCTAGACCTTTTTGCTCGGCAATTAGCGCATTTAGTTCTGACAACTGAACTATATTACTAGTATCAGGTGTCATCAATACATCCGATGTACCTACCTTAATAAGTTTACCGTCTGAATGTAATGCTTCCAACATTAAACGCCCGTCTGGAAAATGTCTAATACCTAGAATATCTCCGAACTCATTTGCATCTTGTGCTTGTGCGCTTTCAACTAATTGAATAATTGCGTTGTGATAGCTATCGGACAAACTTGCTGTGCCAACAACTAATCCAAAGTATGGGTCACCGGGTAGTGTACGAAAAACAACAAGCACTTTCGCGTTGTTATTTTTCATTTTCCCAACGTGTTTAATTTGGGCCATGATTATTGTCCTTTAGTAACTTGTGTTAAAAAGTTGTTTAAACGATTATACGTTTTGCCAACAGCTTCTAGTTCGTTGGCTTTGAATGCACCGCGTCCGCTTGCGACATCGATGATTGCTTTTAATGCCTGTAGATCGCTGATGTTTAATTCAGTTGATTCTGCAGGTGCTTCCTGACCAGTAGTTTGTTCTTCTGGGACTGGTTGTGTTACTTGCTCTTCCATTTAAGTTCTCCTTATGTTTGGATATGCTAACATAAAAAAAGTAAGTTCTTTTGAATCTTCAAAAGCTACAAACTTCTTTGTTGTTGTCTTGTTACCGTCCGACGAGTGAGGCAAGTTTACAATTGCGTACCTACCATGTAGTTTAGATTCAATCCAATCTTCCATGGTGTTATCAAACAGAAAATCTTGTTCTGCTACCTGTATCTTTGAAAAATGAACAGGCAGAAAACTAACTTTCCTTTTCTTGCAAACACTCAAAGGGTTTAATTTTAACATACTTTTATTTAAACTACAGATTCAATCGTGGCTTGATTCTTGAGCGAGTAATTTAGCAAGTGCCTTGCTGGCACCCATCTTCTTTACATCTCCAGAAAATAAGTACAGCTCAAATGCTGTTTTTTCCGACAATACTGTAATACCTTTCTTGTTTATGAAATATGGTGATTTTATAAAGTTGTCTAACCATATTAACACCTGCGGTGTAACACTTAGACCTTTTGGAAACTCTATAAAGTAAGATTTTATCTCGGCTTTGGTAGTTACAAACTCTAAGCCTTGTTCGGTTAATCGCAGCCCGCCCTCATTTTTATTTCTAAAATTTAACCACCAAACAGATTTGTAATCCTTAAGGGCAGTTTCGGTTGGTGTAATGTTAACTGCTTTTAAAAATACAGCAGTATAGCGATCTTTTACATCCATTTTAAATTGTTATTTCTTCACCTGATGTAAGTTTATATACTGCGAAGTCTGAAGTTTTAAACAAACGATTTAATTTCTTTGCTAGATTGTGTGCATGACCGGGATTACTAAATGATACTTTTTTATATTTAGGTCCGGGATAACTAGCCACTAAGCTACCGCTCTTTAGATTAAAAGGTTGCCCTTTAAAAAACACCGCCCAGATAGCTTCCGACTCTAGGATTTGTTCTAGTTTATAATTATCCTTGCTAGCGTGTTCTAGAAGGACTTTAGGTTTTGGTCGACTCATATATGCATATCCGTTATGTACGCATATATTTATCTCTCTAGAACGATCCGCCGTCCATCTTAACTTCAACAACACCTTGATTTGCTTCTAATTTATGTAGACTTTCACGTATATCTTGCACATGATTAGCCATTTTGGAAGTCAATATAGATAAGTCGGTTATAATCTCTCGAGCTTCTTGTATTGACATCTTGATTTCTCGTTGATTACTTAATTCAGCACTTTTTAAGCGTTGTACTAGTTTTTCAACACTAGTTAATCGTTCTGGTAGTTTATCGTGAGACATTTGATAGCGCCTGTTTTAAATCGTTTTCTGTTTTATATGGACCACGATATTCGTATCTATCAAGTGTGATAAATTTTGGACAAAAACTTTTAACCCAACCTTTATCGAATTTAATGATGTAATGACCTGCACAATATAAACTTTTAGAATCACTGCTTTTGGTAAACAGTGGTAGTCGTCTTTTAATGTCAAACATTGCATTATGTGGTTCAACACTTGTAGAGTATCCGTGTACTTCGTTTACTGGTGCGTTGTCTGCTTCTTTAATAATCTTTGCAATAAAAAAGTCTTTACCAAATTGTTTAGTAACACTTTCTTTATTTTTAAAAATTTTAATTCCAGTTGCATTAGACATTACAAATCTATTTTCTTCGTCTTTTCGTAATGTAGCGTATCTACTTCCGTCTTTCTCGACGATCCAGAATTTATTTTCAATTACTGGTTTTGCCTGTAAGTCTGTCATTGTTTATACCTCGCATTTAATGGTTCGGCATATGCTTGAGCTTGATCTGCAATTTTCTTTAGGTCATAAAGATTGCAAAACTTTATCAATCTAATACCTACCTGGCTGATATTTTTATCGGCTGCAATAGCAGTATCGATAGTATCAGTAATTATAGTTCTAATTTCGTCTGGTTGTTTTGTTAGATCAATCAAAGTGCAATTTCGAGTGTAGTCATCTAGTACACGATGCTCTACACCTTCATGATCGGTCCAACGTTGCAACATCATGTTGTTCCAGTTGAATCCTTTTGTGTTGCGATCTGCAAATGCTTCTTTTAATCCAACTTTTTTCTTTGTGCCTTCTTTGCGAACACCTGGATATGCACTAAACACATTATCGCTAGTATCACCTCTCATGCACTTTTCAAATAACAACCATTCTGGATTTGGAATTTCTTTAGGCAACTGTGTTTTCTTATCGATTACATAATTACCTTTTTCGTCAAAGTATCCTTCGTGTGTAATTGTTGTTTCGCTTACACCGTTGTATTGTTTTACATTGGGTGCAATTAATTGAACAAAGTCTGTGTCAGTGCTAATAATTACATGATCATCATTTGGATGACTTTGAATCCATCCAGCAATTAAATCATCGGCTTCTAACTGCGAATGTTGCAATACTGTGCAATTAGTTTTTTCTGTAATGAAGTCTTTAAATGTATCAAATGCTTCCCAGAACAATTTTTCTTCTTCTTGTTCACGTTCGTTATGTGCAGCACGGGCATCACTACGATTTCTTTTATATGGAGCATAATGGTCTTTGCGCCAACTGCGCCCTTCAAGGCAAAAAATTACATGACTTCCGTTAAAGTCTTTCCATGCTTTCTTGATGGAGTTTAACGTAATGTGAAAAGCCATGCCAAGCTTGATATCAGCGTCACCGTTGATAACATGCCTAGCACGGAAAAAAGTATTTGCTGTATCTACTAAAATATATGTCATGAAACTTCTGCTTTACCTGGGGCAATTTTCTTAACGTCAACATATCCTGCCCCACGGCGATCCATGCTAACACCTTCCTCTTGTCCAATGTCTCCGCACAATGCACGGAACCATCGATCTGCAATTTCTTCATCTGGATCACCATCATAGCCATATCCTTGCAACTTCAATTGTACAATAAACTCATCGTTCCAATCAAGCTCAAAGAATCCATTACGTAGATTGTCTTTGTTAACATGTGTGTCAAGTACAGCTACCCACGGCTCGCCCTTTTGTGTAGCACGTTCTTTAGGAGTTAACTTAGCTTCTGCTGCTTTTGCTTCAGCTGCAATTGCTTCTTCTAAATGCTGTTTAGCAATACTCTTTGCAGTCTCTGCTTCTGCTAGTGCGTTTTGTGTTGCATCTTCTAATGCTTGTAAGCCTGTAATCTTTTTAAAGAATTGTTTAATCATTAAGTTCCCCACTCATTTTTAAATAACGGTACTTGTAGTCTGTCGCTATAACGTAAACCGTTTTTCATTGCTAGTAATGCTACATTCTTATTGTTTAATGCGTAGACACTTTCAACACCACCTACCGGCATTAGATAAACATGTCCTTTAAAGCCTGCTTTGCGATATGCGGCAATAGCACATTCGGCATCGGTAAAATCTTGTTCTGTGGCAATAACAAATTTCAAATATGCTGTACCGAAATTTTCGTATTCACAAACTACTTCTGGAAGAATTGCTTCTTCCCATTTCTCTCCACTACATGGTAGTTTAGCACTTACGCTAAATGTAACTTCTCTAGCAAAATCCATGTTAGGCATTTGCCATTCTACCAGATATTCTTTAAACTCTTCTGTTAGCTTTTGAGTGCCATTTGTTTCAAATGTAATCTCTTTCAAGCCTGACATCTTAGGGTGACTCAACAAGTCTGGATAAGCACGTTGCCAACCCAGCAATGGTTCACCGCCTGTGATAACAAGATGCTCGTCCTTCCAATGATCTTGCGGAAGTATTTCCATAATTCGATCTACGATAGCATCACTTGTAAGCATTGGACTAAGATCCTTAAAACTAGGATGCCAGCTAGCATAGCTATCACACCCCGTAGAAACCAAAGGTAGTTCTTCATATTTGTTATATAGATATGCAACTTCTGCAATATCTTCAGCTTCGTTGCTTAATTCACCACGACTCATGCCAAAACCTGCACATTTAAAGTTACAACCAAATGTGCGTAAAAACACAGAAGGCACACCCATGTAGCGACCTTCACCTTGAATGCTGTAAAACAGCTCTGCAATTTTAATTTTACTCATACGTTATTATACACTCTTTTTTGTTAAAGTCCAAGAGCCATCCTTGTTATCTGTCCAAACAAGTGTATCTCCTTCTTTCCAACCTGCTTGTTCTAATAGCTCAGGCGGAAATGTTATTATTGCATCGCCGGTATCTGGATCTTCCTCAACCGGTACAGTCCATTTAGATAAGTTGTTCAACAGTTACTCCTGATTTTTCCAGAAACGTGATACCACTGGTATCCCTATAAGTGTTCCGATATAAAACACTGCTAATACCACTTTGGTAGATAAGTTTGGCACAGTCCAAACATGGAGCATGGGTAATAAACATAGTAGCACCCAAACCAGATTCGTTAGATTTAGCCAGTTTGGCAATCGCATTTGTTTCAGCATGTAATACCTCGGGTCTAGTTTTTAACTCACCGGTGTTGACTAACTTACTGCCAACACCGTATTCGGTTTGAAATTCTGTTACTTCATATTCACAGTTATTATCCCAACCTGCTGGCATACCATTGTAGCCAATAGAGATAATCCTATCATCTTTGGCTACGATTGCACCTACATGCAATCGCCGAGCATGACTAAGCTCTGCAAATGTCTCCGCAGTTTTCATGTATGCTTGTTTTAATTTTTGTTTCATTCGGGTAGGCTTGTAAAGCGTTGTTCAAAACTTTCTATATAGCAACTATATTCTCTAGGCTCAAGAACTTTGTCATCTCGATAATGAACCCATGTATGTCCATCAACTTCAACTACATGGATTACAATAAATTTTTTATCAGTGCCTGAACCCCAACGACTTCCTGGTAAAATTTCTTTCTTCATTTTGTCCACCACTCCTCATAAGGAAATTCAATCCAAACATCTTCTTCGGCTTTGTTTACTTCCATGCCCCAATAATTCATTGGAGCTTTACATTTACTAGATAGATTATCTACAATAACTGCAAATCGAACATTGTTATTCCAAATTTCTTCCCATCGTTCGTCATTTGGAAAACAACCACTCGGCCAGTCTTCCATAATCCAGTTTAGTGTACTACCTTGATCATTGATATCGTCTACAATAAGGATATTTTTTCTACCATCACCTGATGACATTGGGTCGTGATTGATATACCCAAACGCATCTTCTGCCATACCTAGATTACTAACGCATTCGCCTCCGTCACGCAGACTAACGTCTAATGATTGCATGGGTACATTTAAGTAATGACTAATCATAACAGCAGGTAGTAGCCCGCCTCTAGTTAATCCCACAACATAATCAGGTTTCCAGTTGCTTAATGCAATATCTCTACAAATCTTATTGACTAGACCTTTAAAGTCGTCATTGTTAATTACTAACTTTTTCATATCTTTCCTTAAGGTACTGCTCGTGTTGCACCCACTTATTATTAACTAAAAATCCCCATTCTCTTTTTTGAGGACCCGGCATAAACAAAGTCCAAGCAGTTATTCCAGGAACCAATTCGATACGATGATAGCTGTGAGAACTGCATAAGCGGAAGTGACCAGGACCACGCCAATGCTTTGTTTCTCCAACCATTTTGCCATATTCGAAATTAGGAGTGTATTCATAGTAACCACCTTTGAGTATTAGTGTAGCATACGGCCACGGATGATCATGAACATCATCTGGGTCGCCCTTTAAAAACTTATGTAGGAATATATTAAATGGAAATGTTTTCCTATCTTTTAGAAACAAGTAATAGCGTTCAAGATACGGCTCGTCGCATTGACGATCCATAACAATACGCTTACGACCTAGCCGATCTAAAAGATTAAGA